TGGCGGCACCACGTTTGAGCACGGCCTGTTATGGGGCGATGCGGTAGCGGAAATCAACGACGCCAACCTGTTCGCATCCACTCCGGCAACTGACCAACGGCAAGTCAACGAGATGGTCCGTTCAATGGCGGCGGAACTTCCGGCGGGCGTTGATCTCAGCAAGGCGAAGGCTTGGTGCATTTGGGACATGAGCAGCGGCTCGGCAGTCATTCAAGCCAGTTACAATGTTGAGTCTGCCTTGCGAGTTGCGAGCGGTAAGACCAACATTTATTTTTCTGTGCCATTCAAAGACAGCGATACAACTGGGCTGACGCATTACGTTGCTGTGTCGTCCTCGATTGCGTCCACTTACAACTGCGAACCCGCTGGTCTCTACAAGGATCGCGTGCTGGTTTATGTTCGCAATGACGCTGGCAGCTACACAGACCCGTCTTGGGTTTCGGTAATCTGCTTTGGAGAACTCGAAGATGAATAATCTCATCGTCACCGCTGATGGAGCGGTCATTCACTCTCTCAGCCCATCGGCCACCATCGCAAAGCTAATGGAAGCCAAGGCAACCCCAGCGACTTATGATGCTGATGGAGTTGAACTAACACCTAAGACTTACCCTGATGCTGCTACTGTTTATGAGGAAGTAGACATCGATGAGGTTGATCTACGCACACACAGGTGGCTTGCCGCTCTCTACGAAAGCGAAGAATGGGCTGCTCTAAGAGCAGAGCGTGATCGGCTGCTGGCGGCAAGCGACTGGGTTGTCGTGAAAGCGCAGGAAGCTGGCGAGGCAGTGCCTGCCGCTTGGCAAGCCTACCGCACCGCGCTGCGCGACTTGCCTGCCAACACCAGCGACCCCGCCAGCCCGGTCTGGCCGACCAAGCCAGCGTAGTGTTTAGGCTTGCCGCCATAGCGTTGTTGGCGCTGTTGGCGGGGGCAGCATACGGACAATCATGCGCCTCGCGAGAGTCTTTGGAGAAAGTGGTTAGGGATTACGGTGAGAAACAGATTGGGTATGGAGTAGATGGGCTATCTGAGAGTTATGTAACAATTTATGCGGCTAGTTCTGGGGCGTGGACTTTTTTAATGACCCCTAAAAATGAACCGAGTCTTCTTTGCATAGTCGGTACTGGCACTCAATTTCAAAATAATGATGGCGGAATCACAGGGGTTTTCAATGATGGCTCCATATTCAATGTCTCTTACTCCGCCAGCGGTGATTGGGTTTTGATGTACATGGACTCTCGGATAATGAGATGGCAGGAGCTTTCAAAGGGGTATGGCTGGGAGGCTGTTTCTGCTCCCGGACAATCTGCTGGTGATTAACTATGCCTCTCTTCTCAATGAAATTTCGTCCCGGCATCAACAAGGACCAAACTGACTACACGAACGAGGGGGGCTGGTTCGACAGCGACAAGGTGCGCTTCAACAATGGCCTGCCAGAAGTCATTGGTGGTTGGGAAAAGAAGACTACCAACAGCTTTCTTGGGTCTTGTCGTTCCCTCCATGCTTGGGTTGCCACTGACTCTGAGCTTTATCTGACTGTTGGAACGAACATCAAGTATTACGTTGACGAGGGTGGTGGGTTTTACGACATCACCCCTATCAGAACGACTACTTCTGCGGGCGCTATTACGTTTGCTGCGGTAAATGGGTCGTCAACGATCACGGTAACCAATGTAAGCCACGGCGCTCTTGAGAACGACTTTGTGACGTTCAGTGGGGCGGTCAGCCTTGGTGGTCAGATTACTGCTGCTATTCTTAATCAAGAATATCAGGTTGAAACCGTCATCGATGCAGACAACTACACTATTACTGCCAGAACCGTATCTAGCATTGTAGATATTACGGTTGGCGGGGTTCTTGTCCCAACCACGGTAAATGCTGATGGTTCTGACACCGGCAATGGGGGGGCATCTGTAGTTGGCGTTTACCAGATCAACACGGGCCTTGACACAACTGTTGCAGGGACGGGCTGGGGTGCTGGCACTTGGGGTCGTGGCACTTGGGGTTCCGCCGCTACAAGCCCGACGACTGGTCAGATACTTCGACTTTGGTCAGAGGATAACTGGGGTGAAGACCTGATATTTAATCTCAGGGACGGTCCCATTTATTACTGGGACAAAAGTTCCGGGACCGGTACGCGGGGCGTACTGCTAAGCAGTTTTGGTGGGGCTAGTGGCGTTCCAACGGTTAGCAGAAAGACGATTGTCAGCAACCAGCAGCGTCAGGTTGTCTCGTTTGGCGTTAATGAAATTGGCTCTTCCGACCAAGACCTGATGCTTGTCCGGTATTCTGATTTTGAGTCGGCGGTAAACTGGACACCGACCCTCGAAAACAATGCTGGACGGCAGCTTCTGTCTAACGGCTCCGCAATTATTACGGCTTTCGAGACACAGAAGGAAATCCTCATTTGGACAGACACCTGTGTTTATTCAATGCAGTTTGTCGGTGGAGACCTCGTCTACAGATTTGAGATTGCAAGTCTCGGGCCTAGCATCATTGGGCCAAATGCTGCCGTGTCTGCTGACAACGCCGTGTTCTGGATGGATAGGGAGGAGTTCTACGTCTACACAGGCCGTGTGCAGCCGATCCCCTGCACCGTTAAGGAGTATGTCTTTAACGACATTAACCTTAATCAATCTCCAAAGATTGTTGCTGCCTTCAACAAGGATCACAATGAGATTACTTGGTTCTACCCAAGTGCTGACAGTGAAAACATCGACAAATACGTCACATATGATTTTGGTCAGCAAGTGTGGACGATTGGCACCCTTAACAGAACCGCTTGGCTTGAGAGCGGGCTGTATTCGCAGCCGATTGCCGCTGGGACTGACGGCTATCTCTATTACCAAGAGTTTGGTTACTCGGCTGATGGGTCTGCGATTTCTGCATACATCGAGAGCAGCGACATCGATGCCTCAGACGGTCAGCAATTCGTGTTCTTCAAGCGTCTTCTGCCAGACATAACCTTTATCGGAACGGCAAATGACCCAACCGCAACATATACCGTTAAGGGAAGAAACGCCCCCGGAGAAACGCTTTCTACCAAAGCTACGGCTACTGTAGGCTCGACCACTGGGCAGAAGAACATTCGCGGTCGCGCTAGGCAGATTGCTCTGCGGGTTGAATCGAGCGATCTCAACGTGTCTTGGCGTCTTGGCACCAATAGACTCGATATTCAGCAGGATGGTCAGCGATGAGCAAGCAGGACCAAATCCTTACGAAGTCTCGACTCCCGGCTGCGCCGGATCAGTACGATATAGACACGTTCTCTGCGCTCATAAATTCGATTGAACTGATCTTTGCGAGCATCCCAACTCCTCAGGAGATAAGGAACCAGTCTGAAGCTCAGGCTTGGTTTTTGGGTTAGCCATGACAATCAATTACAGGGGAGAGCGGTTTGCTGGCTATAACAAGCCAAAGAGGACTCCGGGCCATCCCAAGAAGTCTCATGCCGTTCTCGCAAAAAAGGGCGACAAGGTTAAACTGATTAGATTTGGGCAGCAGGGTGTTTCTGGCTCTCCCAAAAAGAAGGGTGAATCTCCTTCTTATAGAAAGAGGCGCGAATCATTTAAGGCGCGTCATCGTAAGAACATCAATAAAGGAAAGATGTCTGCGGCTTATTGGGCGGACAGAGTGAAATGGTGATGTCATGTCTAGACAATTAAGCAGCATAAGTCGATTTGGAACTACCGAAGAGTTCTACCTTCAGGTTGCCCGATCCCAGATTGCAGGCCATGAGACTATCTTCAAGTTTGGTTTCAACCCTGATGTTGACGACGCGCTGGAAACCATATGGGCGGAGGGGGGCCTATACAGCTACTTGTCTGCCGCCACTATTCTGAAAGTATCAAGCTCAAGTACGGCTGATGCGGCTGCTGGAACCGGGGCAAGAACCGTTGAGATTTTCGGCCTTGATGGCAATTACAATGAAATCTCTGAAACTGTTACGTTGAACGGACAGACGGCGGTCAATACCACAAATTCCTATCTTAGGATTAACCGTGGCATAGTTAGGTCTGCTGGCTCTGGCGGTCAGAATGCTGGCGTAATCTACGCCGGGACAGGAACAGTTACGGCGGGTGTGCCCGCTAATAAATACCTGTCTATTGCTATTGGTGACAATCAGACCCTTATGGCTTTGTGGACAGTACCCGCTGGATATACGGCTTTCCTTCCTCAGACAGATGTTACTCTTGCCACGACTCAGAGCAGCAAGTATTGCACCGCCAAGCTGGTTGCTCGCCCATATGGGGAAGTCTTTCAGGTGAAGGATGTTTTTGTAAAATCTCAAGGCAGCACGACTCAGGTCTATAGCATTCCCATTCGCTTTGATGAAAAAACAGACATCGAATGGCGGGCCATCGGCGATTCTGCTGGCTCTGATATTGCAATATCCGCTGGAATGGAAATTCTTTACATCAAGAACACGAGTCTGTAATGGCTAACACCTACAGAAATGCGTTTGCGAATTTGACGGCTACGGGTGCTACGGCAGTCTATACGTCACCTTCGGTCACCACAGCAATCGTGAAATCCCTGAGGATTGTAAACGTCACGACCGGAACTACCGGTAATGTTACAGTAGAAGTAACAGATAATAGTGCTTCTACCACATATACTTTTTCAAAGAACGTAAGTATTGCAGCAGGCGTTTCACAAGAAATGCTCGGCCAAGACACTTCGACTACTGCTGATGGGCAATCGATTATTGTGCTTGAAGAATCGGATGCTTTGAAAGTTACTCCTTCTGCTGCAAATGTTTTTCATGTTACTATGGCCGCGCTTGAGGTTACTTAGCCATGACTCCAATCCAGAACTTAGCCGACAATCTAGCCGCCCTAGGCCGATACGAGGACACCTATATGGTTCACGCCGCTGAAGGCGAAACCGTGGTGCCGCGTGATGTTCTGGACGCGAATCCCATCCTCAAGACGGCGCTTTTTGCCCAGATGCGGTCTATGGGCATTGAGAACCCGGACAGATACGTTGTTGGCAGCGGCCTGAATAGCGTCAACCCAATCACTGGTCAGCCTGAGTTCTTCTTCAAGAAGATCAAGCGCCTCGTCAAGAAGATCGCCGCCCCGGTTGCCGGTACGATTGGCTTTGCTATTGCTGGCCCTGCTGGCGCTGCAATCGGTTCTGGGCTTGGCTCTTTAGTCGGCGGTGCTTCTCCAAGGCAGGCTCTTACGAATGCGGCCATTGGCGGTTTTCTGGGCTATGGGGCTGGTAAATTTGCCCCGAATCTTCAGGGCCAACTTCAGGGTGCCTTCCGTGGCATCCCCGGCATTGGTGGCCTTATGCCCGCACAGGCTGTTCCGGCATATGATCCTGCCTTCATCGACTTTGCCCGCTCCAACTATGGATCGCCTATTGTTGGCGTTGATGCCCAAACTAATGCTGCTGCGGGTAGTGGTCTGATCTCTAGGATCGGCAAGTTTGTTAAAGAAAAGCCTTTACCTGCCGCCGGTATTGCTGGCGCTGCGGGTCTCGCAATTTCCTCGCTTATGAGTGGCTCTGGCGCAGAAGAAGAGGAATTTCCTGACCGCCTCAGGTATCAGGATTATTTGCGTGAGAGAAATGCCCTTGGAGATAACGCAACCCCGGATCAAGTAAGGCAATTGCGTATCAGTTATGGCCTATCGCCAACTCCTCCGACTCCTATGGAGGGCCTTCAGCCCGGATACGGCATGGCTGACGGCGGCAGTGTTTCCCAAGAAGAGAATCCGGGAAATGTTAGCCTTAGGGCAGCGTATGCTAATGCGCTTAATAAAGAGCTAGGTCCGCTTCTCCTCAATCCATCAGAAAATGCAGAAATGATCGGACTGTATAGGAACGGTCTGCGGTTACTGGAGCAGGGTACAATTCCTGAGATTGTGGGTTTTGAGCAATACTGGCAGACTGCACCCGCTCCCGAAGAGCCTGCCCCTCAGGAGGAAGTGCGTCCTCCAGATCAGGCGATGATGCCTCAAAACGAGTATGTTGATCCTCGCACCGTTTCAGACAGGGATCGGTACATTCAGTTTCAGAGGCAACTCGCCAATCAGCTTAATCTTCCGGTTGACTCACCCGAGCAGCAGCAAGTAATAGATCAGCTTTCTGAAGGCAATCCCCCGACTGTTTCTGCTGCTAGGGGTGGCGGTCTTTCTCAGTTGCGAGATCAGATGGTTGCCATGCAGGGCTTCCCTCGTCGCAATGGCGCGATTAGCGGCCCCGGCGGTCCTCGCGATGACCTGATCCCGGCGATGCTTTCTGACGGTGAGTTTGTAATGAACGAACGGGCTGTCCGTGGCGCGGGGGGCGGTAATCTGGCTCTTGGCACGAGGCGTATGTATGACCTCATGAATCGCTTTGAGGGAGCCGCGTCATGACGATCCAGATGACAGATTCCAGCCTTGCTCCTTTTGTAGAAGAGGAAGTAAGAACACTTCTTAAAGAGGCCCGCGAGGCTACTCAGCGTCCCATTCCAGTACCGGAGATTCCGATTGCTGGATTTTCGCCTTTGCAGTTGCAGGCGATGGAGCGGGCACAGCAGACGGTTGGCGGTCTTCAACCTTACATCGAGCAAGCGGCTGGGTTAGTTCCGGCACAGCAGGAAGCCGTCCAGCGGGCGCTTTCCGGCCTTGGTGGGACGCAGGCTGGCATTCAGGGTCTCCTTGAAAGCGGCCAGTTCCGCTTCGATCCCAGCCGTGATGTGCAGGCTTTCTACAATCCGTATGAGCAACAGGTTACTCAGCAGATTCAACAGGAGATCGGGCGTCAGCGTCAGGAGGCTCTTGGTGATGTATCTGCTCAGCTTGCCGGTCAGGGTGGCGCGGAGGCTTTTGGCGGTTCTGGTGCTGAGAGGGCACGGGAGCGCGTTGAACGCCGTTATGCAGACGTTTTGAACCAGCAGTTGTCGAACCTCCGGTATCAGGGCTATCAGCAGGCTCTTGGTCAGGCTCAGCAGGAGTTTGGTCAGCAGTTTCAGCGTCAGCAGGGACTTCAATCCTTACTTGGCGACATTGCTATGCGGTATCCGCAGTTGGGCGAGGCAATTCGCGGTGTGGGTCAGGAGGCCGTTCGTCTTGGTGGATTGCAGCAAGAGGCCGCTCTTCAGGATGTCGGTCTTCTGTCTAGCCTTGGCGGTCAGCAGCAGGCTCAGTTGCAGTCTGAACTGGAGGCCCAGAGGGCGCAGGAAGTACAGCGCCTTCAAGACCCGTTTGCTCGCATTGGATTTGTTCGCGAAATCCTTAGCGGTGTTCCTCAGGCTGGCGGCTCGACCATTCAACAGGCCACTGCTCCTACTCCACAGCCATTTGGCCTAGCCCAGTTAGCTGGCCTTGGAACCCTTGGGTTGCAAATTTACAATCCGTTTACGAGCCAGTATGGCGCATTAGGCAACGCTCTGGGCTTTGCCAAGAAGTAATAGAGTTGACCATGAAAGCTCATCGTAGAAACGGTATTCCGACCCTGATGCTGAACGGGGGTGGTGCGCCGTCCACTGGCTCTGGGGGCTTGGCAAGTGGCTTGGTGCAGGCATTGAGGTCCCGCGACAATTATGAAGCTGGGCTGCGGCAGCAGCGGCGGCAGCCACCCATGACAGAATCCCAATTAGCTCGTGATATACGCAGATTTGGTCAAGTGATTGACCCCGCCATCCAAATTCCGAAGGGAATTAGCGCATTATTTAATGTGGCCAAGGAGAATATCTTCAGCCCATTAGCTCAATACGCAACAAAACAGGTTCCAAGTCCGTATGCTATACAACAAGCCGCTGAAGAATCGGCCCAAGCCCAAGCCCAAGCTCAAGCTGATTTAGCGACAACTGAAGCCCAACGCGCTGCTGACGCTCTTAGTGGTGGAGTTCTTAGGCCACAAATAGCTCCCACTGAAACTGCCCCGCCTCCTGCTGAAACTGCCCCGCCTCCTGCTGAAACTGCCACGACTCCTGCTGGAACTGCGGCGACTCCTGCTGCGACTGTTGCCCCTGAAGGCCCAGAAGCAGAGGCTCTTCGTCAGGCGACGGGTGCGCCGACCCAAGCCGAAGAAGCTGCTGCGACTGCCGCGACTCCCACTGGAACTGCCGCTGAGCAGCCCATCGCTATCGAACCAGATGATAGTGTTACGGATAAACTGAACCGTATCCTGCTTGGTGAAAAGTCTAAGTTCGACGAAAGAGAGAGGCTTAAACAGCTAAAGGAAACTTTTGGCCTTAACCTGAGTGACATGGAGAGAGCGGCCCCCGCCCTTGCGTTCTCATTTGCTCTGATGGGCGCAACGAAAGAGCCGGGGGAAAGCCCGCTTCAGGCGTTTATCAGAAGCGCCGGGGCTGCTGGTCAGTCTGCTTTAGCGCAACAGCAGGCTCTCGATGCCAAGCAACGCTCCCTAGACGCGGCTCTTATTTCCCCGATTCTGACGGAGCGCCGCGCTGCTGAAGCTATTGAGAGAGACAGAGAGTGGGTAACGTATTGGGATGGGACGACAAAGGATGGCTTGCCAAACTTTAAGTCTACCAAGATGAACGCAAGGCAAATTGAAGAGGCCCAGAAAGCTGGTATTGAACTTGTACCTCTTGGCCTTGCTGGGTCTTACATTTCCCAATCCGCGCTGGTTCAAAAAGCAAGAAAACAGGCAGAGGTTGACTTAGCAAAATTGCTTAGAGAACAAGGGGAAGCGCGCGGTAAAGCCATAGAAGGAACTGTTCGTACGGTCGGCGAGGGGCCTGATAAGCGTACAGTCAGAGAAATTATGGTAGAGGTTAATAACCAACTGACTCCTATAGTCTATAACGCCGATCCCGGTAAGAGCTTTGACCGCAATTCAATGGCAGTAAATCAAACTGTTCAATCTGTCGGAATTGTGCGGGATATGAAGAAAGCAGTGAAAGAGGGTGCCCTTGGTGCAGAGGGGGCCATCAAGTTTGTCGAGGGCAGCATTAAAGATTATTTTGTTGGCGGCAAAGGCTTCACTCTTGACCAAACTGTTGGGGCGCTTAGAAGTGCCGGAGGGGTCGAGGGGGATTTGGTTTGGCGCGGAGATGACCCAGCAGCGGAATCGCTACTAAAACGAAGCATGGGGGAAGCATACAACAAAGACTTGTCTGCCAAAGAAAACTACATGCGATTCGTTGAGAGTACCGCTGTTTTCGCAAGCGTAACTGACGATCAAATAAATAAACTTAGAAAAGAAGCCGCAACTGAGTCGGACGAGGGTAAGCGCAGTGTATATGAAGCTAGAATTGATTACTTAATCAACCAGCGTTCGCTTGCGGCAGCCTTGGCCCCATTGCTTTTGGGGGAATCCGGCAGGACTATTTCTGACGCCGACCGTATTCGCGTTATCCAACTTATGGGCGAATTTGCCGACTCATCTAAGGCGGGGCTACTTTCAAGACCCAAAGTTGCAATGAGGGCACTTAACAACCTTGAGTCAGTGCTAGCGCAGAACGCTAACAAATTTGCTAAATCGATACGAGCAGAAGTTGAAGAGCTTGATTTTGCTTCAAAAGCCCAAGTTTATTTGGCTAGACCGGGAGACATGGCCTACGTCATGACAGATCCTGTAAAGAATTCTCTCCAACGTGCCACGGACTCACTTAATGCTTACGAAAAACTCTTCCCCCCATCCGGCGGGTCCAGTGCTGACCAAAACGCAAAGCCCTCAGTTCATGCTGGGTCAGCCAGTAGTCTTACAGCGAGTAAATAGAGATGGGAAGGATAACCGTAGATAACGATTATGGCGCTAATGTTCGCTATGGCTTTGACATTGAGGGGGACACTCCTACTCAAGAAGAAATCGACGCGATTCAGCTTTACCTTAGGAACAGGGCTCCTGAGGAAAAGCAGCTAGTTGCTGAGATAGGCGCAGATAGGAGTGGCGTTAAGGACGTTGCCCTTCGTTACGATATTGCTAACCGAGAACTCGACGAGGAAAAGGAGGCCCTTCTTGCGGAAAAATTCGGCAAGGATGGTTTCGTCAAGCTGACAGATGGTCAGTACGCTCTTACTCCGGCATCTCGGGAAAAGATTGGTCAGCCCGGAAACTCCTTGCTGACGATTGAGGACAAGGGATTCTCTGCTTACGATCTGGTTGACTTTGCCGGTCAAGGCGGTCTTGCAATGATGGGCGGTCTTGCCGCTGGATTTTTGACTCTTGGTCTTGGCTTTATTCCTGCTGCCCTAATCGGCGCGGCTGCTGCGGGGGGCGGCAAGCTCCTTGATGAAGGGATCGAGTGGTCGCGTGGTTTACAACGCCAGTCCTTCAAGGATGTCGCTAAAGACGCCGGTATCGAGGCTATGTTGGATGTTGGCGGCACGGGTATTGGTCGCGGTATTTCTGCCCTGATTGGTCGCCTGATAAAGGGCGGGTCCACAAATGCAGAGAGGGCCGCGCAACGCGAGCTTATGGAGTGGAGCAAAGAAAGCGGCGTCAGCTACCTTCCCGACATAGGCAGCACCGCTGGCAAGGGCCTCCTGCTCCGCACTCAGGCTATTGTTGAGGCTATTGCTGGAAACAAAAGAGCGCCAGTAATCAAAGAGAACATTGAGAATCTATCCCAGATTATTGCGCGTGAAGAGGGGCTTCCAGTTGACGAAGCTGAAATTCTTGTCCGTAAGCTCATAGACGATCAGGCGAATATCATTGAGAGACAGGTCGGCACTGTCGCGGATCAAGCGCGGACGATCTATGCTCCAACGGTGAAGAAAATTGGCAGTGATGTTCGTGCCGCCATTGACGGCGGTGACGCAGAGACTGTTCAGCAGCTTTCTAAGAACCTTCTGGCGCTTGAAGCAGAGCAGATAAAAGACATTGGCCTTGCTTTTGATACGGTCGGTGATCTGATGAACATAACCCTAAACAAGTTGGCGAAGCCGATTGGTAAGGGTGTAACGGCAGATACTCCGGCTGTTTCTGTTGGGCCATTTGCCGTGGCTGAAAAGAGTATCGGTTTGGATGCTCTTAAATCGATAAAGTTTTCTGAAGAAGGCGACGGTCTTGTCATAGATATATCGCGCACCCTTGAAGCAATGCGCGGCCCAGACGGAAAGTTCTCAGATGACTTTGTGGAGGCTCTCAACAATCTTTCATATAGGCGAAAAAAGAGCATTAAGGGTAGTAAGCCAGCGCCCAGCAACGGAACCCTTGGCAGTCAGCTTATTAAAGACGGTGAGTTGAACCCGGAAAGAGCGGGACTGATATCAATTCCTGAGTGGCAGGCCATAAGAGGTGCAATCAATGCTCAGGGTAGATTCAATAAAAACTCCGCACTAATTAGGGCTGCGCGTACCGGAGATGCCCCAACTTTTGACGATCTTACCTACATATACAGAAGTCTTACAGATGACTTCGATACGTCGATTGACGTATTTGCGGGGAAGATCGGCATTGTTGACGATGGCATAAGCGTCTTTAAGTCAACAAAAGACCTCTCTCGCGCAGTTGATAATGCTCTTGGTCGGCAGGGAATGCCAAAATTTACCAAGAAAAACCTTGATGCACTAAAGAGAGATGTAAAAAACCTTTCTGTTGGCATGGATGCCTTGAGGAGCCTTAACGGTGTCTATGCCCGTCAGACAGAAATTTACGAGAAAGAGGTAATACAGTCTCTGCAAAAGACCTTTGAAAAGGTAAGCACTGTTTCAAAGACAACCGGCAAGCCAGACCCCGTTGAAATCAAAACGGGTCTTTCGCAGCTTGCAGAGGCGGCAACAAAGAACCCAGACCAGTTCGACTACTACGCGCGCATTCTTGCCGACCCACTTTCGTTTAAGGAAGGCGCGGTGAACGTATTGAGAGGCGCTCTGGAATCCTACCAGTCGCTTGGGAAAACAAACGCGGGGCTGAATGAGGTAAGGGCGCTACAGAAGGCGATAGCGTCGATTGGCAGGGTTTCGCCCGAGGCTCAGAGGGTTACTGATCCCAAGTTGGCCCGTCAAGTTCTTGGCAACTTGATGGTTGACCGTATCTATAGCCAGAGCATGAATGTCGATACCGGCGTACTTAATATGCTGCAATTCGGTAAAGACATGAAGCGGATCGGACCCGCCTTGTCGAAGATTATCGGGAAGGAAGCGTCAGATCAGTATATGACTGTTGCTGATGACATCATCGGCCTTGATGGGATCATGCGTTCTATTCAGGGGCTAACCCCTGAGCAAAGGGCACTCACGGTAAAGATTACTGATAATCTTGCAGAGGTTTCTGACCCCACCGCCGCCCTTAATAACGCCCGCAAAACTCTTTCAGACCTGAAAGAGCTAAAAAAGTCTTTCATTGGTCAGGCACTCAGTGATCCACAGCGTGGGGTTAATTTCGTCAAGATTGCTGACTCTGCAATCTCTCCAAATTTCAAATTCTCACAAGACCTGTTGCCAGCCATCAATAGGCTTCGTTCTGTCGCTACATCCGCCGAAGAGATGGATGTAATTGAGAGTACGCTGAAAGATCAGTTGAGAACATCTTTCTTCAAGAAGGTTGCTGGAAACGGCGAGACTATTACGGAGAGGACAAACGCCGATCCGGCGAGAGCAGCCCTGAACTACATGAAAATGAAAGAGTTGCTGAATCTTGGAGAAATGGGGCGCAGGCGTGGAGTTCCGGGACGCGGAGAGATTGACCGTGAAACTCTCAAATATGCTTTTGGGGACGACGGAGTTAAGGCCCTTGAGAAGCTGGCTTCTTACGCCGAGAACTTGGCTGGCAGAGAGTTGAGGGGCAAGGGCGGTCTGCAGGCGGCAAGTATCGGCGCTGGGATTGCGGCAGCTACTGTTGTTGACCCAATTACTACGATAACTTCGTATGCTGGTTTTGAGGCCCTATCCCGTTTGTTTAAGTCTCCGACCATCATCAAATTCTTTCTTCGCCCGAAGAAGGATACCCTCGCAATGTTTCGTCAGGTTGAGAAGGGCGGCATACCGGAAAATGGGTTCCTTGCCGCCTATACTACGGCCTTTAAGACCATCCTTGATGCCGACGATAAGGGGGAACTCAAGCTAACCCCAGAGCAAAGGGCGGCTCAGATAAAGGGCCTGAACGAAGCCCTTGAGGCTGCTGGCATACTTGAGAGAGAGGCCAAGGGGGCTAAGAAGCCCACCCCTACTGGGATTGTTCCAAGAAGCCCAGAGCCTGCTCCGCAGCCTCAATCTCGCGCTGTTTCTCCGCAGCCGACCCCGACGCCGCAGCCTGCTGTGCAACCAGCAGCAACCCCCCAACCGGCTCCACAGGCTGGCATTAGAACCATTTCCGCTCCAGCGCCTGCTGGAATTAGCACGGCATTGCGTCAGCAGACTGAGCAAGGCTTAATGCAACCGTATAGTGGTGTTGGTTCAGTGAGGGTGTGATGAGTAGTGAAGAGCTTCGCGTTCTAATCGCAGAGATTCAGGGTGATGTACGGTTGGTCAATGAGAAGATCGACCATGTTCGCGAGAGCTTTGAGGACAGGCTTCACACAATCAAGACCAACGACATTCACCATGTTCAGATGAAGGTAGACAATATCTACCGTGGAGTCTGGTTTCTGGTGGCGCTCATTCTCAGCAATTTTGCTTTGGCTATCACCAACATCTTCTTTCTATGACCATGCTTAGCCAGCACTTCTCATTGCGGGAGATGACCCGCAGCCAAGTCGCTTCTCGCCTTGGGATCGACAACACCCCGGACGAGTCAGCCATCAAGAACATGATGGCCCTGTGTGAAAATGTCCTTGAGCCGATTAGGAAACACTTTGACACCCCATTTAGTCCATCATCTGGTTACAGGTGCCCGCAACTGAACCAAGCAATTGGCGGATCAATTACGAGCCAGCATTGCCTTGGTCAGGCTGCTGACATTGAGATTCCGGGGTGGGACAACAGAAGTGTTGCACTCTGGATCAAGGGCCATGTTCCCTATGACCAGTTGATCCTTGAGTGCTACAAGCCTGAAGACCCACATTCCGGCTGGGTCCATGTCAGCTACACAGATGTCAACCGCAAAGAATTTCTTGTCTTTGACGGCTCCAAGTACACCTTAGGAAAGTGAGCCAATCCCGTTACGGGCGGCCTCTTCCTTGATGTCGCTTGACAGGAACTCCTGATCGATCAGTTCTTTGACTTGACCTGAGAGTTTCCTGTTGCGAACCTTGGCGATAAAAGAAAGACGCCGATAGGTGCTTTCAGGGATGCTCAGTGTTTTCCAACCAGTGCGATCAGTAGGCATATGTCTCTCCGAAAAAATAAGTACAACGCCAAGAAGACGAATGTTGATGGGATTACGTTTGACAGCAGGCGGGAAGCGAGCCGTTACGGCGAACTCAAGACCCTCCTGAAGTCCGGGTTGATATCAGACCTTGAGCTACAGGTTCCCTTCTCGTGCATGATTAACAGCAAAAAAATCTGTTCGTACAAAGCTGACTTTGTGTACACCCAAGACGGCAAGCGCATCATCGAGGATGTGAAGGGCTTTATGACGAGGGACTTCAAGTTGAAGAAGAAGCTCGTTGAGGCTCTGCATAATATCGAGATTACGTTGGTCAAGTAGTGCGCTACTAATCGTACACCAAGCGTAATATCTGTCAACACAAGCGTGTTCCACACCTATTGAGAAAAAACCCCCGGAACCACCAAAGGCTCCGGGGGCGAGTGCGTCCTGAGGGACGTTGGGAGGACCAGAATTATGCAGAAATCTGCCAGATTTGACAAGTGCGGCGGTTAGCGACTATTAATGCATCATTCGGTGGTCGGAATAACGGCAGCGCCGGATGAACTTGGAGGGGGTACTGTGGGATTCTGCTACACCCCAGCCGCAGCCCGAAAGACCGAGGCGGCAGCAGAGCAGGGCGTGGCTCCCTGAACAAGCAGCGGTTGATCTGACAGCGTCACGGTATGTCAGGGCCTTGTGCGACGGATGGCTCCAGTGGTGCAGGGAGGGGACGCCCCACTCTTTAGTGGGGATAGTCTCCCTATGCCTAGTACTCAGGATTCACCAGTGGTGCAGTTAGGAAAGGAAAGAAAGATGGAAGTCACGAATAAGCACAATTTGCCTTACCCGTTTGTGAAGGCGCTGACGGGAGACAGGAGGCAGCCTGTAGAAAAGCGCGTTGGCGTTACGACGTTGATTAAGCCGCCACGGATGGCAGCCCTTGAGAGGCAGAACTGGGACAAGACCTCAGTTGATGCATCAGAGATGATGTATGCCCTTCTGGGGAATGCTTTTCACAAGATCATTGAAGACAACTCCGAAGGCGACCCTGATCTTGAAGCGGCTGAGCTTAAACTAGAAGGTCAATACTTTGGGTGGACTGTCTCAGGGATTATTGACCGCATCTCGAAGTCAGGTGTGATTACCGACTGGAAGACCACATCTGTGTGGAGTGCGGTTTACGGGAACGACGGTTGGGAGCCGCAGCTAAACGTCTATGCCCAGCTTGCGAGAGACAATGGATACGACATCAGAGGTCTGTCGATCTTTTCGTATTTCAGGGATTGGAATGAGCGTCGTTCTTTTGATGGCGGCTCTTACCCGGAGCATATGTGGGGCAGTTACGACATCCCGCTTTGGTCTGAAGAAAAGGCCAAGCTCTACATCCAAGAGCAAGTCACGGCGCTGGAGGCAGCCCTTGATGGAGAGAATGTTCTTTGTAGCGAAGAAGACAGGTGGGCGACGGCGGATACTTACGCCGTGATGAAGCCCGGCGCGAAGAGGGCGACAAGGGTCTTCGATACGGAGGAACAGGCAAAAGAATATCTTTACAACAATGTAGGAAAGGGTAAAGTTGAGTTGCGGATCGGTGAAAAATTTAAGCGATGTCAGCGATACTGCGGCGCGAGCGCATTCTGCCAGCAGTATCAGGAAGGAGTAAGAAATGAATCTGCATGATCTGAGTGCGCCGTTTAACCCCGACGAAATCGAATGGCGAGTTGGGGCCACCAACAAAGACAAAACAAAAGGTATTGCTCTTGCTTACATCACTGCCAGAGCGGTGATGGATCGGCTTGACCAAATCTGCGGCCCGGAGAACTGGCAATGCAGATACAGCCATGCTGGAGACAAGACCGTCTGTGAGATCGCCGTTCGTTGCAATGACGAATGGGTGGTGAAATCAAACGGCGCTGGCGACACTGATGTTGAGGGTCCGAAGGGCGCGTTGTCTGATGCGTTTAAGCGGGCTGCCGTGTTGTGGGGTATTGGTCGTTATCTGTACTCCCTTGATAGTCCTTGGGTGGCTCTGGAGGCCCGTGGGCGTTCATATGTTATCGCCAAGTCTGAACTTCCGAGACTGAAATCCATGCTTGGCTCTGTTAAGCAGGAGACCCCTGTTGTCCGTCTGACAATCGAGCAAGCAAACGAGAGGGCATCCCAAATTGAGGGTCTGCTTCGTGATTGCAAGTCATTGGATCAGTTGAAGAAAATCTGGGCTGAATCCGCGCAGGCGTTGAAGCTGGTGTCTGAGGGGGACGGTTCTCTCTACTCTGCCCTTGTAGAAGTTAAAGATGCAATGAAGGAAA